TCACTTGATCAGCCGGTCATCGTCGTTTTGCGCCTCATCCAGCAGGAAATCCAGCTTCCCGGCTTCCACATCAGCCGCAATCTGCCTATCCCAAGCATCTGCAACGTCTTCCGGCTTGGGTACGCTGCGCTTCGCAAGCTGCTCAAGGTACTGCTTGATCAGCCACTCAACGAGATTGCTGCTAGTGCGGTGTTGCGCCTTGGCAATTTCAGCAAGCTGCTCTTTGATGGCGGGGGATACTCTCACCCCAAGTATTGCTTTTGCTTCCATGTTTTTTCCTGTTGCATTCGTTAAACGATATGGTAAAGTATAAATCGTTAAACGACATTTAACAACAGTAAACGCCCTGCCAAGGTGTACCACCACCAAGGCAAGGCTAACCACAACATGACCTTTCTGAGAGGCATATATCATGGCTACGCAAGATCATAGCATTATTCCCGTTTCATCAAGGAACGTTTCTGGCAACCAAGAGCAGGGTGTTAATGCCCGTGATTTGTACAACTTCCTCGAGGTTGGTCGGGATTTCTCAAACTGGATTAAAGGCCGCATTGAGGAATATGGTTTCGTTGAAAATCAAGACTTTGGAATTTTCGCCAAAATGGGCGTTAATTCATCTACACGAGGTCGTAAGGCAGTTGACTACTTCCTGACGCTTGAAATGGCGAAGGAACTTGCGATGGTAGAGAAGAATGACAAGGGTCGTGAAGCCCGTCGTTATTTCATCGAGTGCGAACGCCGTGCCAAGCAACCCCGTGTTGACCCTGAGTTCATCATGATTCACAAGAGCGTGTTGGACAACACGGGCAAGGCGTTGGTGTGGATGGGTGACTATGGGGTGAGTTCGCAGCCGTTTTACGGGAGTGGGGCAGGGCAGCCGCCGTTCATCGACGGTCGTCCGGTCATGGCAATTGGTGACAGCAGCACCCGCTACTACCTGACAAAGTACGTCGGCAATGTGATGGAAAGCCAAACGATTGCCACCGAAGAATGCCTGACCCGCCACATCCGCGCCCAGTTCCCAGAGGTTGATGTCATCGTCAAGGAAGATATGCGCCACAATCTGATGAGCCTTGCCACGCAGCTAACCACGCTGTCCGGGCAGTTCATCACATCCGCCGAAATCAACAAAGGGTTGGGTAAGGCGATGGCGACTCGCGCCTAACTTGAATTCTGTAACACATTTCAAAAGCCCCGCTTAGTCGGGGCTTTTTTGTGTCTGCGGTTTTTGTATTGCGCACCAGCAAAAACGCGCCTGTCGCGCAGCGATCACGGTATCCACCACAATCAGGTGAGAAGGATTTTGCCGTGTAATCGTGGATTTTTGAGGCATGACAACCGGAACACAAACTGTGGATAACAATACAACATTTACCAGCGCCGCCAGTTACGTCGCCGCCGCCATCGGCTTTTTTGCGTCAATTGATTGGGAAAAAAGCGTGTACATCACACTGGCAATCGCTACGTTTTGCGTCAACTGGTACTACAACCACCAACGTCATCTGCGTGAGAAATCCCAAATTGAACGCCGCACACATGGAAAATCCTAAATGGCTGATGACATCGACGTGGCTGCCGAACGCAGTGAAAGCGAACGCCATCGCTTTATTGCTGCTCGTGTACGTTTTGTTGGCGAGTCTGCCCATGAATGCCGCGAATGCGGCAATGACATCCCCGAACTGCGCCGGAAAGCACTCCCCGGCATCCAAATCTGTGTGGAGTGTGCCGCCGCGCTTGAAGCGCAAACCCGACAATTTTCGAGGCATTGAGAAATGGCACTGACCTTTGACGAAATCCCCCAAGACACCCTCAATCCGGGTGGCTATTTGGAATACGACCAATCCCTTGCTGGGGCGTTGGTTGACCCCGCCCGTATTTTGCTGGTCGGCACGAAACTCGCCGCTGGCACGCAAGCGGTCAACGCCATCACTCGCATTAGCACCGCTGCGGATGCCGCCGCCAAGTTCGGCGTTAGCTCCATACTGGAAAGTTGCATCAGCTACGCCCTGAAAGTCAGCAACGGCGCGGAACTCTACGCGGTAGCCGTTGATAATCTGGCAACAGCGAATGAAGCCGTAGACCCCGATATTGACGGGCTGATCGACGCAATGGGTGATGACCGTTACGACTTTGTGATGCTGCCCTACCACGACGCGGAAACGCTCAACGCCATTGGCGACGAAATCGACCGCCGTTGGAATGCGATGGTAGCGCGGAAAACCCGCGTATTCTGCGTTGTGCCATTGGGCTATGACGCGGCGTTGGCTCTCGCCGCAACGCTCAACAATAAGTTGCTGCACCTCATCCCGATGGGTGACGCTGCCACCGCCGAGCCTGCCCACGTCTGGAACACGGTGTTGACCTGCGTAATGGCGGATCGTCTGCAAAACGACCCCGCCGCGCCCGAAACCGACATCGTGCTGCCCTATATCACCCCGCCAGCGGTGGAATTTACCAGTCGCCAGCGCAAAGATTTCATCAACAACGGCGTTGGAACATGGCGCACCAACGTTGACAAGGTGCAAGTGTCGTACCTGGTCACAACCTACCGCATCAACCCACAAGGGGCGCACGACAGCGCGTACCGCGACATTCAGGTGTGCGAAATCCTCAACAAATGGCGTACCTACTGCCTGTACCAGTGCATGAAAACCTTTGCAGGCTACAAGGTTGCCAAAGACGCAAAGCTCTACGGCGCGGGGCAAAAGATTCTCGACCCGGACGAACTCGCGGGTTTTCTGCAAACGCTCTACCTCACCTACGCGATGCGCGAAAAAGGCTGGTTCCAAGATTTCGAGCGTTACCGCACAACCCTGATTGTCGAGATCGACCCCGACAACCAAGACCGCATCAATTACAGCGGTATTCCCACTCTGATTGGTCAATTCCGCGTCCTCGCCGGTAAAGACCGCTTTGTTACTTATTAAGGGGTTATCTCATGTCACTGCTACAACAAGTCGAGAGCGTCACCATCGCAGGGTTTGGCCCCGTGCCGCTGGCGGATAACGACACCGAATTCCAGCCATCGCAAACCGAAAATGAACTGGTCGAAGGGATGCGGTCGGCAGACGGCGGCTTTATCCGTAAATCCAACGTCGGCGCACAACTGGACATGACCGTCCTGCACAAATCCGGCCTCAATGTCCAAACGCTCAACGCCATAAAAAACGTCATGATCACCATCAAATACACCGACGGCGAAACCCACGTCATGTCGGAAGCCTGCTGCGTCAAAGCCATCAAAGGCGGCAAAGACGGCAAGATCAAAACCGAATTCCATAGCGCGGAGAGTCGTCAACGATGAGTAAGCAAACCTACGTCTTGAAAAAGCCGATTGAATACGGTGGCAAACTGATTACTGAGTTGGCGTATGACGATGACCCAGATGAGCTGACCCCCCTGCAACTGGCTGATATTGATGTTACCCGTCTAACAGTAATCGGTGAGATGACCAAAGCCGTGGCAGCACTGACTAAGCAACCAATGGATATGATCGAGTCATTAAAAATGGGCGATTGGAGTCACATGGCAGTCACGGCGCAAACGCTGCTGGGAAACGCGATGGGTGTTACGACGGCATTATTGCCGACATCGCCATAACCTTCCACTGGTCGCACGAATCCCTGATGGCAATGCGCATCAGGGATTTGCGCAAATGGCACAATCTGGCAATCGACCGCGCCAAAGTAATCTACGGGTAACAAATGGCTGACCGCTCTTTCGGTATTCTCGTCGAGCTAAAAGACCGCTTCACCAAACCGCTGAAGGGCTTGATTACGCCAATTGAGAAGACCAAGAAAGAGCTAAAAGCCCTCGAACAAGCGGGGCGCGACCTCAAGTGGGCTGAAAAATACCAAACACGGCTGGAAAAGCTCCAGCCAAGTCTGGCAGCGGCACGGGAAAACCAATCGCGACTCGCAGCGGCAATGGCGGAAACCGAAACGCCCAGTAAGTCGCTAACCCGCGAATATGAAAAAGCCACCGCCAAACTCGCCGCCCTCGAAATCAAAGAGCGCGAATACACCGCAGCGATTGAGCAAGGGCGCGATGCACTGCGCAAGCACGGCATTGACACCAACGACCTCGGCGAAGCACGGGAAAAACTCGCCAAGCACACCGACACCGCCCGCGCCAAGACCCTGCTGTTCCATAACGCCATCAAAACGCTGGATGTCCGCGCCACTGCGCAACAATTCGCGGGCTTGGCTACGAAATTGCTAGTGGTGAAAACCGCCACAGCAAGCCTGACCGCTGCTGTTGCCGGGCTTGTCCCGGTGCTGGCGCAAGCGGGGGCATCGGCGGGCATGGCGTTTGGCGCAACGCTGGCAACTGCCAAAGTTGCGGCAATGTCCAAAGAGTTGCAGAAATTTGCTGAAACCACCAACACCAGCACCCAAGCCTTGCAAGAGTGGCGACTCGCCGGGCGATTTGAAGGTATCAAAGCCGACTTCGGTGAGCTGGGCGACATTGGCAACGTGTTTGGCGACCTCAACGAACAAATGGGCAAGCTGGGCACAAAAGAAGGCAAGGATTTTGCCGCGTCGCTGAATGCCATCGGATTAAGTGCGAAACAGATCAAAGCCCTCAAACCCGAAGAAGCATTACAGAAAATCGGCGAAGCTCTCGACAAGAGCAAGCTCACCGAGGTGCAGAAAGCCACGTTTTTGGCTGGCATTTCCGACGATGCAGCAAAACTCCTACCCTTGCTGCAAAAAAACAGCGCGTCATTCGCCGAAATCCGCCAATACGCCAACCAAGTGGGCGCGATCCAAACCCCAGAACAACTGACACGGATGAAGCAAACCACCCGTGAGCTGTCGTTTTGGAAGCTGGGCATGGAAGGCATCGGCGTGCAGCTTGCCCAAACGGGTGGGCTGGTTGTCAATACCCTCGGCCCAAACGTGCGCAAGCTGTTTATTGACGCAAAAAAGCCCATTAAGGAGTGGTCTGATTCGGTAAGCACCCACCTCGCCCAATTCAAAGCCGACGTTGACGACATGGGTTGGTCTGTTGCCATCAAGCGGCAAGTCCAAGAAATGTACCCTACGCTCTACGGCTTTATGTCCGGTTTGGCAGAATTCGGCAAAGGGTTCGGGTCATCCTTCGTCTCCCCCATGCTCGACTCGTTGGGCGCGGCTTATGACCGCATAGCCAAGGCAATGGGCGGCGGTGACGGGATCGAAGCAGCCGGGCGTAACTTCGGGGAAATGATGCGCCCCATGACCGTCATCGTTGACGAGGTTTCCAAAGCCATCGCCTTCTTGATTGACAATTTCAAATTCATGAAAGGCGCAATGGAATACACCCCACTGGGCGCATTTCTCGACATTTTACCCATGATCAAGCAAGGGCTTGATTGGGTTGGGCGTGGCATCAAGTGGATAGGTCAGGCTCTCGGCTTGATCGACCCCAACAGCACCGCCTCCGGCTTTACCGTGCTGCTGGGAACGCTTGCTGCACTTGCCGCCGCCGCCTTCGCCAACAAACTGGCACTCGGCGCACTCGGCGCGGCCTTCAACGTCGTCAAATTCGCCATTTCGCCGCTGGTTTCGATCTTCCGCGTATTACGTGTTGGGGTCGGTGCTGTTTGGTCGGTATTGGGTCGGCTGGGCGGATTGTTCCGCACGTTTGGCAGTGCCGCGCTGTGGTTGGGGCGTACTGCCCTGCCCATCGTCGGTCGTGCAATCCTTTTTATCGGTCGTGCGCTGCTGCTAAACCCCATCGGATTGCTGATAACCGCCATTGCTGCGGGTGGCTACCTTATTTACAAAAACTGGGCAACGATCAAGCCCATGCTGGTGAGCTTTTGGGAGGCTGTAAAAATACGCTGGAACGGTTTTATTACGTGGGTATCAGCTATGCCCGGTAAAATCGTCGGCTTTTTCGCCTCAATCCCCGGCAAGATGTTGGAAATCGGCTCTAACATCGTGAATGGATTGATCGACGGCATCAAAGCCAAATGGGAATCTGCCAAAGCCTACGTCAGCGGGTTGGCTGGTGACATTAAAGGCTGGTTTTCCAACCCGCTTGGCATCAAATCCCCATCCCGTGTGTTTATGGGTTTTGGTAACAACATCACCGACGGGCTGACAATCGGCATCAAAGCCAAACACAAACAAGCCGTCGCCGCCGCCAGCGCACTTGCCAACGGCGTGAAAAAGCAGATGCAAACGGGGGTTGTGGTGTCGCTGGCAGAGGCGCGGAAACGCCGCGATCAGCAGCAATCCGCACTCCCCCAACGCGAAACGCTGTCCTCCGCACTGGCGCACCGCGCATCTGCGCAAGCCGCACGGCAAGAGGTTGGCGGCGAAATCCGCGTCAGGATCGACGCACCAGCAGGCATGAACACCTCGGCAAAAGTCAGCAAGCCAGCGGGTAGCAAGGTCGGGATTACTGCCAATGTCGGGAGAGTCTCATGGTAACGCCCGGATGGGAAAAACGCCTGAAGCCCGCCTCATTTCGCGGTGTACCCTTCGGTACGTTTGACTACGACACCAGCGGTGGGCGGCGTGTGGCCCTGCACGAATACCCGTGGCGCGATGACAATTACCCCGAAGACATGGGTTTGGCGACTGACGGCTACCAGATCAACGCATTTTTAATTGGTGATGACCACGACCTGAAAGCCGACGCGCTCGAAGCGGCATTGTGTAAAAAAGGCAGCGGTACACTGGTACACCAACGTCACGGCACGCTGGAAGTGCAACTGCAAACCTACAGCCGCAGCGAATCCACCGGCGCGGGTGGCATGACCAAATTCTCGTTGAATTTCATCAAAGCCAACAAGCCGCGTTATCCAGCCGCAGCGCAAAACGTGCAATCGTTGGCATTAGAACTGCTGAACCGCTTGCGCTCGAACTCACTGTTTCAGACGTTGCAGCGCGTTACCAGTATTTACAACCAACTGCGCGACGGCTCATGGTTAACATTGCAACTTACCCAATTAGCTTCACTCCTCGCGCCGCTGAGTTTCCTCCTTCCTAGCGGAACTTCCGGCAAGGTGGGGAACTCCCCCACTCTGTCCGGCTTTTTATTCGACGCGACCAGTGCCCTGAATGCACTGGCGATACTCCCCGCTGCCCCCACTGACGCGGTGTCTGGCGGCTGGTTGGCGCAAGCCGCCAACCTTGACGTTACCATCCTAGACAGTGACCGCACCCGCGCCACCAATGCCGCCGTGGAGCTGTTGCAATCGCTGCCCGTTGGTACTGACGGCGCGTTGCCGCCCGCCAACTTATACCTGATGCACACCGCCGCCGCCGTGGAGCTTGTCACCCAAGCGGCCACCAGCGCCGCGCTGGTTGAATACAGCAGCTACGATGCCGCACTGGCTGCGCGTGATCAAGCACACGCACTGCTGGATGCGGCCTTGCCCGTGCTGCCAATTATCACCGGCGCAACACCCGCCACGTTGTATGAGGACTGGCGGGAACTCCGTGCCCTGATTGCCAGCGCGATCCAGCAACAAGCCCTGACCTTGCCCAAAGTCGCCTACGCGCAAGTGGAGAAACCCCAACCCGCGCTAGTGTTGGGCTATCGCATCCACCACGACGCTACCCGCGCCACGGATTTGATCAGCCGCAACCGCATTGCCCACCCGTTGTTTGCATCCGGTGCGCTGGAATACCTCACCAATGGCTGACATTACCCTGCAAACCCCAAACGGCGAATACACGGGCTGGGAAACCCTGCGCGTCAGCTTGGCTCTCGACCAAATGTCAGGCGCGTTTGAACTGGGTGTATCCGGCGACAATGCCCGCGAATTGCACAAACACCCCATTAAAAAGGGTATGCAATGCCGCGTATTGCTGGGAAAAGAAACTGTTATTACAGGTTACATCAACAAACGTAGCGCAGCGTTCGACAGCAGTAGCCACACCTTGAACTTTTCTGGTCGTGACGTGACCTGTGATCTGATCGACTGCTCAGCCATCGTGCCAAATCAGGAATTGCACAACGTCACCATCGCCGATGCTGCCAAGCAACTAATTGCCCCATTCCCCGCCATCCGGCTGGATTGCCCCGAACCGGGCGCACCTTTCGCGAAATTCACCGTCAACGACGGCGACACCATCTTTTCCGTGCTTGAAACCCACGCAAAACAACGCGGGTTGATGATCTACACCACCGGCGATGGTGTGTTACGCATCCGCAAACCCGTTGTGAATAACATCGGCGTGGCACTGGTTGAAAGTGAAAATCTACTGTCAGCCAGCATGGAAGACAGCGATGATGAGCAATTTGCTGAATACATCGTGCGTGGGCAAGACAGCGATGGCGGCAAGCACCAAGCCGAACAGCGTTACACCGACCCACTGGTGCGCAAGGGTCGTGTGCGCGTCATCACGGCTGAAAAGCCCGACGAAGGCACGCAAATCAAGAACCGCGCCGAGTGGGAAGCCAAATTACGTCAATCGCGCAGCGTTACCGCCACCGCCACTGTACAGGGCTGGCAAGCGGGGAAAACGGGGAAGCTGTGGCGACTCGGTGATACCGTGAACATCACCGCCGCCGCGCTGGACTTGAACCGCCGCGCCATGATCGTCAACAGAGTTACCTATAACGTGGACAGCAGCAGCGGCACGACCACGGAACTGGGGCTGGTGCTGCCAGAGGTCTACACCTATGATGAATAGCCTCATTACCTACGGCAAACTGCTCCTCACCTACGTCGGTAAGCCCTATACCCTCCAAGTAGCGGGCAACAGCGGCACGACCCGCGATAAGGTGCATCATGCCCAACCCTACGGCCTGTCCGCTCATGCCCAATCGGGCGCGGAAGCGGTAACGCTGCAAATGGCTGGTGATGCTGCGTCCAGCATCGTGATTTGCATCGCCGACCGCCGTTACGTCATGGAACTGGCAGCGGGTGAAGTCGCGTTGCACGATGACCAGGGACAACACGTCCACCTCACCCGCGAAGGTATTATGATTACCTCTGACAAGCTTGTGACGTTTGACACCCCGCTGGTCAAATGCACTGGCGATGTGGAAATCAGTGGCATCTCGTTTTTGCAGCACACCCACCCCGGTATTCTTCCCGGCGCTAGTTCGACGCAGCCGCCTCAATAGGTTTTCCCGGAATTCCGGTTTTCCGGTTTTCCGGTTTTCCGGTTTTTTGCACCAGCTACAAACAAAAACAGCGGCATAGAATGCCGCGCAACGCATCCCGTATCATTGGCGAATGAGCGCAACGAAACCGACCATCCCGACATTGCAGGCAATCCGCGACCGCATGATGGCGGACGTGGCCTATTACCTGCCCGGTAGCGGCAACCGCCCCTACAAGTCGGTGCTGTCGGTATTGGTGACGGTTTTTGCCGCTGCGGTGTGGTCGTTGTATCTATTTGCCGACTGGATTTTACGCCAGCTTGACCCCGCCACTGCGGATGAGGCATGGCTTGTCATCTGGGGGGATAAACTCGGAGTGCCGCGCAAGCCTGACACCGTTGCGACCGGCTCTGTTACCCTCAGCGGTAACGGCACAATCCCAGCCGGGACGCTGTTGCAATCCTCTGACCAGCGGCGGTATGTCACCCTTGCTGAAGGCGTTGCAGGCTCTCCCATTGCCTTTCAATCGCAAGCTGCTGGCTACGCTGGCAACATCCCCACCCCGTCCACGTTGTCACTGGTTAACCCCATCGCGGGTGTGCAACTCATCGGATCAGCAACCGCAATAACTGGCGGTCTGGATGCGGAAACCCTGAGTGCGTGGGCGCAACGTATCTCCGACCAACTGCAACAGATGCAGCAAATCGGCGATGCGGACGATTACGCCCGCTGGGCAAAAGCGGCCCATACCGCCATTACCGATGCGTGGGTTTATGGCAACACGCCCGCGCTGGGCGACATTACGATTTACTGCCTGCTGACACCGGGAGTGGATGCAGTAACAGTGTTGCAGGAAGCCGAAGGCGTGCTTGACCGCACACGTAATGTCTGCGGTCACGTTATTTTGCGCACACCCGCTACATTGCCTATTACGGTGCGTATTGCGGGCATACCGTCCGATGCACGCCCCTTTATTACCGCTGACATTGCCGCGCTGATCCAAAGCAAGCGCACCCGTACAGCGGTGCTATACCCCGAAGAGCTGGAACGGTTGATTGCCAATAACACGGACGCGGAATTTGTGCTGCTTGAACCCGTTCGCAAGGTCATTGCCAGCGACACGGAAATCATGAGTTTGAGCGGTGTGACGTATGAGTAACCCGTGTGGTATCACCCAACCCCACTACATTCGGTCACTGCTGCAACTCTTGCCGCGTGGCTATGCGTGGGAGTGGGATGAAAACAGTGCAGGGCGGCGGGTGTTGGCTATCGCCGCCAGTGAGTTGCACCGGGCGCATGAAACTTTGTGCGGGATTGCGGATTACAATATCGAACGGTTTGCGGGTGGTGTCACCGGCTGGAGCGCACCCGACTACGAACGCCTCCTCCTCTACAAATTCGGCCTCGCCGCCGTTGTCACCGATGGCCTTGAACCCTTTACCTGTGAGTCCTCATGCGAATCAGCACTACTCGACGAGCGCATCGTCTACGCCTACGTTGTCACTGTGGACAACGCAGCCGCCGTGCCGGATACCGTATTGCAGTATCTGCGCCAATACCAACAGTCGCACACACACTATTACCTGCGCGACCGCCGCATTAGTGCGGAAACGCTCTATGACGTGCTCGCGTTTGACTGCGAATCCGAGTGCAACGCGCCGCTGTATGAGCGCGACTGGCACGGAATCCGCGTTTACGCAGACCCAACGTACAGCAACCATGAATTAACAACACTCAGCGGCTGGGCGGCGATCAGCTCACAATTCCGCGCCCATACTGATTTCCACCGGGGTGGCTATGCACTTACCAACTGACGCACAAGGCGCGGAAAATCAACGCTTTGTTGCTGGCAATCCATTAACTGGCAAACGTGCAACAGTCGTTACCCCTGCGGATCTCAACGCCTACGCCAACGAAATCGCCAACGTCATCCTCGCGGCTGGGGTCGAGCTAGACCCCGCGCGAGAAGATCAGCTCGTCGATGCGCTGTTAACGCTGATGATCCGCACCGTGCGCACAGGCGCACTCGTGACGATTGATTACGCCGCGATCGAATGTGACGGAGGGGAGCTCGACGACGACGGAAGCCTTGTTGACGATCCGTCGCTAGAAATCACTTACCCGGTCGAATTTGATCAAGATTTGACTATCGAACAGCTCAAAACCGAGCTGGAATTTTATGACGATATAGATGGAGGCACGCTGTAATGGCATCAGCTATCAAACGCCAACGGCAACGCCGTGGCACAAATGCAAAACGCTTGTCGGGCTATTACGTAAAAGTAGGCGACGTGGCGACCACTGCTACCGCCAATAAAATCGTAAAACGCGATGCCAACGGAAAGATTGCCGGTGACATCCTCGGTAACGCGGATACAGCAACCAGTGCAACGTCGGCGACTTCCGCAACCAGCGCCACCGCAGCAGGTAAATTATCCGCCGCGCGAACCATTACTCTAACTGGTGCGGTAACTGGCACTGTATCAACCGATTTATCCGGCAACGTCAGCATCACAACAGGTCTCAGTTCAACCCTTAGCGGCGGTATCATTTATCAAAGTGAGTACAACGCCGAGACTAACACCCCGGCTATCCCAGTAGCATCGGCGGCTAACAAAGGCTACGCGTACCGCGTCAATGTCGCCCGAACCACTGCTACGGCGGTAGCCAACGTGCCGACAACGGATCTGAAAATCGGTGACTTTTTAGTTTCAAACGATGCTGTGTGGGATAAGTGGGACAACACAGACCCGTCAGTGGCTGAAATCTTCGCGCAAATCGACGACATTGACGGCGGCGAGGTGTAATTATGGCAGGACGATGGATACGACCAACACGCGGCACATTAGCAGCCATCACCGCGCTGGTGAAGAATAAGCCCGGTCGGTTGCTCGCATCCATCCGTGATGCGGCTGTTGGCAATCGCCGCTTGTGGGTTGAGCAGGTTGACGGCTCATTGCGTGGGCTTGCGTGGCTGGACGAAGTTTCAAGTGGCGGTGGCGGAGGAGGAAGTCTCGTCACTGCCCCCACCATCAGCGGTAGCACATCCGCTGCTGCTGGCTCATCCGTCACGCTCACTGCATCCGCATCAGTATCAGCATTTGCCGACACCGGAACAACGATTGCCAAATATACGTGGACAAAACCGGATGCAACGACAGTAGACGGTGCAACCCTCGCTGTCACTGCCTCTGCCACAGTGGGAGGAACTGTTACTGTAAAATGCCGTGCAACTGACACAATCGGCAATGTCAGCGCAGACAAAACGTTTACGCTCACAACCGCAGCCAATCAGGCTCCAAGTGCAACGGGCGTAACTATCAATCTCCCAGCCACAATCACCCGTGGCAGCACCTACGCAGTCACTATCAGCAACGGAACCGACGCAGATGGCACGATTGCCACCCGAACCTTAATCAATCCGCACGGCTGTACCCTATCTGGCTCTAGCGGAAGCACCGTTAATTTGACTGTCAACAACGATGCAACTAGCGTTAGTGTAACTCCCGTGGTGACGGACAATAATGGGCTATCCTCAACTAATGGTGTTGCAATCACCCGCAGCGGCGCATCAATTGTGCAACCAGCGGGTACATCAGGACTAAAAAGCACAGGTACTCATACTGTAACCGTCCCGGCTGGCGTATCCAGTATCACTATCGCAGGCAACGGTGGTGCAGGCATGGCTGCTGTTCCCGCGTCTGCCGTAACAGTTAACGCAGCAAAATACACATTTCCGACAGTGATCAACATCAATAGCGGGACAATATCGTTATCAGTCGGTTTTTACGTCTGCTGTTCAACCAGCTTAATTACTGTCAGTTACGAAATAAATCTTGCAGCTAACACATGCAATATCGCAGGTATCGCTGGGACAATGATAATAAACGATGGCTCTACCAAGCGATGGCGGGCAAACGTCAACTTCGGTGATTCTAATGGGCGAACCTATCGTCGGGTTGTTAATGTCAATGGTGGAGATGTACAGGTTTGGAATGAAAATGCGGATGATGCAGGGGTTGTAGGGGTTGTAGGTTTTAAAAGGTCAACTTATGGTTACGGAACACCCGGAGGAGCAGATTACATAATCACATCAACAACATCACAATTGTCGTCACCCGGCACTGCTGGTGCAGCAACAACAGTATCCGGGGCTGCATCTCATACCTTCGCCGGGGCTGCAACTGGCGTAGCAACTACTCCGGCTGCAACGTCGGTCGTTAAAGCACTAAACCCCGCAACCGCAAACACACTAACGTTAGTTGTTGGCAGTGGCGGATCATGCCGTGTTGATTGGTAAATAGGAGCTAGTTATGAGTTATTTTTTAAACGGTAAAGCTTACCCGAATTTACCCATCGCCCTCGCCGAAAATGATCGTGATGCAGCGGGAGAATTGCCTGACGCTCAGTATGTTAATGACGTATTTCCAATGCATGACCCCGATTGGCAAAACGTGCAATGGCAAAAAATTGATAATGTTTGGCAATTGATAGTTGTCGATAAACCGCTACGGGCGCGGATTGACCCGGTTACAAACGCGGTTGTTGAGTTGCACCCAACAGGGTTTGTTATTGAGTCGTTATCCGCGCTCGATAATTTGAGTGACGACCAAAAAAATCTGTATTTTGATTGGGAAGAAAACGGCTATGACGTGCCATTGCAATTGCGTCGACATATCCGTGTCGGGTGGCTGCACGGCGGCGATTCGTTCGAGCCGCCGTCAGTCTCCTCGCTGCTAGATGAGGCAAAGGAGTCCTCCCGCGCAATTGCGGAAAATTTCCGGCAGCTTTACGCTAAACCGACAGGTAACACGGAAGTGGGTCTATGGGCCGTTGTTGCTACTGGGATGATGTTCCGCGATGCGGGGCTACCCGCCCCGGCGTGGGAACGGATGCTCACAATTGAAGCGTTTGCGCGTGGAATCACTGTTGAGGCATTGCGCACTGAGCAAATCGCTCGTGCGCAGGCTTATCTGGATTTGGGCGCACTTAGCCAGGGCATGGCAAAACACGCACGCGATGCGTTTGTGGGCGCCGGCACGGTTGATGGCATCGTTGCCAAATCTGATCAATTCCGGGCGCAAGCAGCGGCTGCGATTGCTAACCCAGTCGCTGTGATTACTGAGTTATTGCAACAGGGGTAACGTATGGATTTATATGCAATCCGCCGTGACATTATCAACCGCGTAATCGGCATCGAAGGCGCGTTTGTCAACGACTCCCGCGACAGCGGCGGCGCGACGAAGTACGGCATTACGGCTGACACGGCTCGGCATTACGGCATCGCTGATGCGGGTGGGATTACTGTCGAGCAGGCGTTTGATATTTATATCCGTGGCTATTGGGACAAGATGTCACTCGATCACGTTGCAGTGCTGTCCCCAGAACTGGCGGAGGAACTGTTTGAGCAGGCCGTGAATATGGGCAATACGCGCCCAACAGAATGGCTGCAACGGATGCTAAACGTCCTGAATTTAAACGGCATTCACTACGCTGATTTAAAAATCGACCGCGAAATGGGCGAAAAAACCATTTTGGCGTTAACTGCATTTTTAAAACGACGCGGTGAACGCGGGATTAAAATCCTTGTGAATGGCTTAAATGCGTACCAAAGCGCGTTTTATTTTGATCTCGCTGGGCGACGTGAAAAAGATGAGGCGTTTGCGTTTGGGTGGCAGGCGAATCGCGTAGCAGAAACCGAAGTGAGCGCAACGGAATTTTTACACCGCCCCGCGTATGACGAAAATAGCCCCGTGGCGGTTGCACCGTTGCCCGCCCCGTCCGCCGCTTTGCCACCGCTGTATTACGTGATGGATAGCAACGGCGATACATTGGGTGTGTGGGACAAAGCACCGCCGCCCGGTGCGCCAGACAGCTACATCCGGGAGAATGGTATCAATTACCCGTTGTACACTTACAAACCGCCAAAGCCGCCACTGATTGCGCCAGAAACTGCTGCTGAAGTGAGTGTGCATGGGGGTTTGCTGGGGATTGCAGCGGCGGGTTTGAGTGCCGCGCTAGGGGTCGATCTGGGCATTTCGCCCGACACTGGCACTGCGATTGCGGCGGGTGGCGGAATATCATCGCTGTTGTTGTTTGGGGTAAAACAAGCCGCTAAATTCGGGGCGAAATTGCTGGTCGAACGGCTGCAAGGTGGAAAAAATGGCTAAGCGGCGCGGGGTGTGGAAATACCGACTGGATCGTATTTTTACACATCAAATGGCGGTGGCATTTGTCGCACCACCGCCTGCGGATGGATTGACTCTGATGGATGGGGAGTTCGTTTGCGGACACCTCAGCCCTGATGGGGTGCTGACGATTAACGCGGGGTATGCATGGGACGGATGCAGCCCGAAATGGCGCATCGGTGATGTGCTGATCGGTACGCCCGATGCAGCACCGGATGAGGATACTGGACTCTCAAAAACCTACTACGCAAGTCTCGTGCATGACATTTTGTGTCAGTTTGAGGCGGTGCTTACACCGCATTTACCGCGTTATCACATCGACACCGAGTTTTATTATCGGCTGATTACTGACAAATTCGGACAGGCGAAGCTCTACTACGGCGCAGTGCGCGTGTTTGCGTGGGCGCGGGTGCTGTATCCGGTGCTGATCGGCTGGTGGAAACGCCGTGGCTGA